GGGCCAAGCAATAGGTTCTTTCTTGAGTACATAGCAAGACCGCAGACGGCTGAGATATTTTTCGAGGACGTACTGATGGCATGCTTTTATTATGGGATGCCAGTGCTTGCAGAGAATAACAAGCCAAGGCTTCTGTATCACTTCAAGAATAGGGGATACAGGGCGTTCTCTATGAACAGGCCAGACAAACAGAAGCATAACCTGTCTAAGACAGAAAAAGAGTTAGGCGGTATACCAAATACTTCGGAGGACGTAAAACAGTCGCACGCATCAGCCATAGAGACCTACATAGAAAAGTATGTTGGCATAGACTTAGATGGGGTGTATAGGTCTTCTGACGAGATGGGTTACATGTATTTCAATAGGACTTTAGAGGACTGGGCTAGATTTGACATAAATAATCGTACAAGACATGACGCATCTATTAGTAGCGGACTAGCCATAATGGCGAACATGAGGCACGACTTTATCTCTGAAAAGAAGCAATCAAAAATAAGTGTTAAATTTGCAACATACAACAACAAAGGTTACTCTAGCGAGATCATAAAGTAGATGGAAAAAGCACAACTTGTACCGTATAGTACGTTCCCAAACAATACAGCCACAGAGCAAGAAAAAGCGTCTATGGAGTATGGCCTACAGGTCGGACTCTCTATTCAGTACGAGTGGTTTAAAAGAACATCAAATAGCTGTAGATACTACGACCAGTGGATCGAGTATAACAGGCTAAGACTTTATGCTAGAGGAGAGCAGTCTATCGCAAAGTACAAAAAAGAGTTTGCTGTAGACGGAGACCTTTCGTATCTTAACCTAAACTGGGAGCCAGTACCAATCATACCTAAGTTTGTTGACATCGTAGTAAACGGAATATCAAACCGTATGTACGACGTTAAGGCATCTGCGCAGGACCGCCTTTCTTCTAAGAAAAGAAACGACTACCGAAGAATGGTAGAGGCTGACATGCTTGCGAAAGACTTGTTGAACCAGGTCAAGAATGACTTTGGCGTAGACGCATTTAACGTAAATCCAGACGAGTTGCCAGAGAACAACGACGAGTTGAATCTGTACATGCAGCTTAACTACAAGCCAGGCATAGAGATCGCTGAGGAGCAGGCAATTAGAACCATTCTAAATAACAACGACTACGAGGACACCAAGAAGCGTATCGACTATGATATCGCTGTTCTTGGTATTGGAATGGTTAAGCATACGTTCTGTCCTAATAGGGGCGTTAAGGTTGACTACGTAGACCCTGCTGCTGTTGTGTATTCTTACACCGACTCTCCTACGTTTGACGACTGCTTTTACTTTGGCGAGATCAAGCGCGTACACATATCGGAGGTTAAGAAGATGTACCCATACATTTCTGAAGAGGACATCGAGGAGATTAGTAACTACAGCTACACGTGGTATCAGGACTATGGAGCGATACGCCCATACATAGACAGTGTATTTGAAAAAGAGATAGTAAACCTATTGTTCTTTAACTACAAGACAGACAAGAAGTTTGTTTACAAGAAGAAGTTTTTGGACAATGGTGGCGAAAGAGTTATCAGAAGAGACGAGAACTTTAATCCTCCACAAGAAGAGGACGCTAAGTACGAGAGAATAGAAAAGGTTATTGACGTTTGGTACAAGGGCGTTATGGTCCTTGGCACCAACAAGTTGTTGGAGTGGGACATGATGAAGAACATGGTCCGTCCAAAGTCTGCGTCACATTCAGCGGTTCCAGAATACGTGTGTGTTGCTCCAAGAATGTACCGTGGAGTAATTGAGTCTTTGGTTCGTAGAATGGTTGGATTTGCTGACTTGATTCAGTTGACTCATTTGAAATTACAGCAGGTGATTTCTCGTATGGTTCCAGACGGTGTGTACATAGACGCTGATGGGTTGAACGAGGTGGACCTTGGTAATGGATCAAACTACAACCCGGAAGAAGCGCTTAAGTTGTACTTCCAGACCGGTAGCGTGATTGGTAGGTCTTTCACTCAAGACGGGGAGTTTAACAATGCCAGAATTCCTATCCAGGAGTTGGGTACTAGCTCTGGACAGTCTAAGATTGCCAGCTTGGTTAGTTCTTACAATCACTACCTTGGAATGATTCGTGACGTTACCGGACTAAACGAGGCAAGAGACGGATCGAGCCCAGACCCTAACGCATTAGTTGGTGTTCAAAAGCTAGCTGCGTTGAATTCAAACACGGCAACTAGACACATCTTAGAGGGTGGGTTGTTTATTACAAGAAAATTAGCAGAGGCGATCTCTTTGAGGATATCAGACATACTTGAGTACTCAGACACAAGAGAGCAGTTGATGTACCAGATTGGTGCGCACAACACAGAGATCTTGGAAGACATTAAAGACCTACACCTACATGACTTTGGTATTAAGATTGAGGTAGCTCCAGACGAAGAAGAAAAGGCACAGATGGAGGCTAACATTCAAGTGGCTCTTTCTACGGGCCAGATTACTCTTGAGGACGCTATAGACATTAGAGAACTCAAGAACGTTAAGCTTGCAAATGAGTTGCTAAAGGTCAAGAGAAAGAACAAGGAGAAGAAGGACATGGAGATGGAGCAGCAGAAAATGCAGATGCAGACAGAGTCCAACGTACAGTCTTCTCAGGCAGCTGCCCAGGCCAAGATGCAGCAAATACAGATGGAGTCTCAGGCTAAAATGGAATTGAAGAGGGCTGAGTCTGAGTACGATATCGTTAAGATGCAGAAGGAAGCAGAGATGAAGTTAATGCTTATGGACAAGGAGTTCCAGTACCAGATGGCGTTGGCCGAGATAAATGCAAACGCACAGAAGAGTATTAGCGACGTAAAGGAAAAGGCAAAGGACGAGAGGATAAACTTGCAGAGTTCTAACCAGTCAAAACTTATAGACCAGAGAAAGAAGGACTTACCTCCGATGAACTTTGAGTCTAACGAGGACAGTCTAGACGGGTTTGAATTATCTGAGTTTGAGCCTAGATAAATATTTATATTATATTTGCAAAAAATAAAATCAAATTATGAGTGAATTTAAGGTACGTGTTCTTGACGCTGAAGAAGAAAAGAGCGTCCAGGAGTTGGAGGAACAGCTTCTAGGAGATCACGAAGAAAAAGTGAGCACTGAGCAAGAAAGCCAGGTGCAAAACGAAGACAAGCAAGAAAGCCAGGAGCAGGCTCCGGTTATCGAGCTAAAAGAAGAAGACGTTCTTTCATTTATTAAGAATAGATACAACAAGGAGATTAATACATTTGAGGAGTTGCTTACTGAGCGAGAGGTTCAGGCAGAGTTACCGGAGGATGTGTCAGCCTTCTTGAAGTATAAACAAGAAACGGGCCGAGGTATTCAGGACTTTATTGCATTAAATAGAGACCTTAGTAACGAAGACCCACAAAAACTGCTACTCCAATTCTACAAGGAGACACAGCCAGAGCTAGACGACGAAGACATTGTCTTTGACATACAGCAACGGTTCTCTTATGACGAGATGTTGGACGATGAGACCGACGTTAGACAGAAGAAGGTAGCAATGAAAAAAGAACTTGCAAAGGCTAAAGAGCACTTTGAAAAACTGAAGGAGCAGTATAAGATTCCAGTCGAGCGGGCTGGTTTCGGTGCTTCGGACGAAGAAAAAGAGCAATACGAAGCCTTTAAGAGTCAAGCCCAAAAAGCTAGAGAGCTACAACAAGAGCAGGTAAAACGTTCTGAGTTCTTTGCGCAAAAGACAAACGAATTGTTCGGAAATGAATTCAAAGGTTTTGAGTTCGACATTGAAGACAAGAGAGTTGCCTTTAAGCCTGCTGATGCAGACACGCTAAAGAAATCTCAAAGTGACGTGAGCACTTTCTTCCAGAAATTTTTGGACGAGAGTGGATACGTCAAGGACGCTGCTGCTTATCATAGGGCGATAGCTGTTGCAATGAATCCAGACTCATTCGCAAAATACTTCTACGACAAAGGAAAATCTGATGCGGTAGACGAAGTTGCGAGAGAATCAAAGAATATAGACATGAACGTAAAACGCGTTCCAGAATCTGTAAGCAAGTCAGGACTCAGGATAACAGCCTTGGACAGCGGATCTAGCGGAAAACTGATTATAAAAAGCAAAAAATAAAAACTAAAAAACAAAAAAATGGCTGGATCTGTATCCGCGGTGCCTGGGTTTTCATTAACCCCCTCCGCATCTAAAACTGCGTTGCCTAGCAACTACATCACTAACTTCGACTTCTTGAATCAGTATCTTCCTGATACTTACGAGAAAGAATTCGAGCGTTACGGTAATCGTTCTATCGCTTCTTTCTTGAGAGCGGTTGGAGCTGAATTGCCTTCTAACTCTGACTTGATCAAGTGGAACGAGCATGGTCGTTTACACACACAGTACACTGGCGTAGCTACTACTGGTGCTGTATCAAGCGGTACTCAAACTTTTGACATTGGAACTGGAACTTGCGTGTTCCGTGTAGGTCAAACTGTAATCTTGTCTTCTGCTACTGCTGCTAAGACTGTAAAGGGTATTGTTGTTGCATTGCCAGCAGCTGACACATTCACAGTTGCTTACTACAGTGCAACTTCTCCTGGTTTCACTCACACAACTTCTGACGTCGTAGCATTCGTTTACGGTTCTGAGTTCAAGAAGGGTGCAAACGGTATGGACGGTTCTTTGGAATCTCAACCAAACATCTTCAGCAACAAGCCAATCATCATCAAGGACAAGTACACTGTATCTGGTTCTGACATGGCTCAAATCGGATGGGTAGAAGTTTCTACTGAAAATGGTGCTACCGGTTACTTGTGGTACATCAAGTCTGAGCATGAGACTCGTTTGCGTTTTGAAGACTACATGGAAATGTCTATGGTAGAAGCTGAGCCAGCTGCAAGCGGTTCTGGTGCTGCTACACAAACTACTGCTACTCAGGTTGGTACTGAAGGATCTGAAGGTCTTTTCTACGTTATCGAGAACCGTGGTAACTTGTGGTCTGGTGGAAACCCATCTACTTTGGCTGACTTCGACGCTGTAATCGAGCGTTTGGACAAGCAAGGCGCTATCCAAGAGAATGCATTGTTCATCAACCGTCAATTCGGATTCGACATCGACGACATGTTGGCTACCCAAAACAGTACTGGTACTGGTGGAACTAGCTACGGTTTGTTCGATAACGACGAGAAGATGGCTTTGAACTTAGGTTTCTCTGGCTTCAAGCGTGGATACGAGTTCTACAAGACTGACTGGAAATACTTGAACGATCCTACACTTCGTGGTGGATTATCTACTGCTGCTGGTCGCGTTAACGGTGTATTGGTTCCTGCTGGTTCTATGAACGTTTACGATCAAGTAATGGGTAAAAACGCTCGTCGTCCATTCTTGCACGTTCGTTACAGAGCTTCTGAGAATGAGGACCGTCGCTACAAGACTTGGATCGTAGGATCTGCTGGTGGTGCTTCTAACACTGACTTCGACGGAATGAATGTTCACTTCTTGTCTGAGCGTGCATTGTGCACCATGGGAGCTAACAACTTCTTCTTATTTGAAAACTAAGAGATAGTTATACCTTAAAATAAACGGGGGTCAATGGCCTCCGTTTTTTTTGTTATATTTGCAACGTTAAATAATTACAATAAAATGAAACATAACTTAAAGGACAAGATCTACTATCTGAAGGATGGTAGTGAGCCAATCTCATTCGTGCTTCAGTCTAGAAGCGGTCGTAGAACACCATTACTTTATTTCGACGAGGAATCAGGACGTAACAGAGCGTTGCGTTATGCCAGAAACCAAAAGTCTCCGTTTGAGGACGAGCAAGACGAAAATGCTATCGTAGAGCCAATCATCCTCGAGGACGGAACGCTTAAGGTTGATAAGACTAACGTTGTTCTTCAAAAGTTCTTAGAGTGTCATCCTGGGCACGGAGTAATCTTTGTTGAGTTTGATCCAGACAAGGACGCAGAGCAAGACATCGAGGACTTAAACTACGAGGTAGACGCATTAATCTCTGCCAGAGAGATGGGCATCGAGAAGTGTGAGGAGATCTTGAGAGATATTATTGGCAACAGAGTGGACACGATGACGTCTAAAGAGGTTCGTAGAGACATTTTGGTATATGCCAGAACAAACCCATACGACTTCTTGACTCTAGCTGGAGACCCAAGCGTTAGAATGAAGAACAATATCACTAAGTTCTTTGAGATGAAAATGATCCAAATGAGAAATCAGGACAGAGAC